ATCCCAGCAGGGTGCAGATGCCAACGGCGCAAGAGACGGCTTCTCGGTGCTCTCAGAGCGCATAGGAAAAGAGGAGATACAGAAGGCGCAGCTCACTCTCAACAAGTACAAGGAAGGCAAGGCAAACCTTGAACGGCGCATAGTGGAGAATGAGCAGTGGTACAAGCTCAGGCACTGGGAATGCATGCGCAAGAGCGGCACTCAGGAGATAGAGCCCAGCTCTGCATGGCTGTTTAACTGTATTGCCAATAAGCATGCAGATGCTATGGACAACTTCCCTGCACCGAATGTGCTGCCGAGAGAAGAAGGAGACAAGGCAGAGGCAGAGATGCTCTCTTCCATCATCCCTGTTGTTCTGGATCAGTGTGAGTTTGAAGGCACTTACTCTGATGTGTGGGACTACAAGCTAAAGGCAGGCACAGGCGTATACGGTGTGTTTTGGGATAAGAGCAAGCTCAATGGCCTTGGTGATATATCCATCCAGAAGGTGGACCTCATCAACCTCTTTTGGGAGAGCGGTATAACCGACATCCAGAAGAGCAGAAACCTCTTCCATGTGGAGCTGGCTGACAATGACATGCTGATAGATGCCTATCCTGAACTGGAAGGCAAGCTCTCCAATGCCACGATGGACATATCCAAGTACATCTACGATGACACTGTGGACACCAACGGCAAGAGCGTGGTAGTGGACTGGTACTACAAGAAGTATCAGGGCGGCAAGACTGTGCTGCACTACTGCAAGTATGTCAATGATGTGGTGCTGTTCGCCACCGAGAACGAGACTGAGCCTGTGATGGACGAGATGGGCAAAATCATCAAGCCTGCGATGGCAGAGACCGGATGGTATGACCACGGCCTGTATCCCTTCATATTCGATCCCCTCTTCAAAACGGAGGGCACTCCTGCAGGCTTCGGATATATCGACATCGGCAAGAATGCTCAGGAGTACATAGACCGAGGCAATCAGGCCATCATGAAGAACATGCTGGTCAATGCAAAGCCCAGGCACTTCATCCGCAATGACGGCTCCGTCAATGAGGAAGAGTATGCCGACACCAACAAGGACTTCATCCATGTGGACGGCAACCTTGGACAGGACAGCATCCTGCCGGTCAAGCCCAATACTCTCAACAACATCTATGTGCAGGTGGTCAAGGACAAGATAGACGAGCTCAAGGAGACCACAGGCAACAGAGATATCTCCACCGGCGGCACAAGCTCAGGTGTGACTGCTGCTTCTGCCATAGCTGCTATGCAGGAGGCAGGCTCCAAGCTCTCCAGAGATAACAGCAAGGCGGCATACAGGGCATACAGGAAGCTGATACTGATGGTCATTGAGCTCATCAGACAGTTCTATGACCTGCCGAGACAGTTCAGGATCATAGGAGAGAACGGCGCTGCACGATTCGTCCAGTATTCCAATGCAGGTATAGCTCCTCAGTATCAGGGCGTAGAGATGGGCGTTGACATGGGCTACAGGCTGCCTCTGTTTGACATAGAGGTAACTGCACAGAAGGCTTCTCCCTACTCCAAGATGAGCCAGAATGAGCTGGCGCTGCAGTTCTATGGCGCAGGATTCTTCAATCCTCAGATGGCTGACCAGGCTCTGGTGTGTCTGGACATGATGGACTTCGACAGAAAGCAGTTCATCATGCAGAAGATAGCTCAGAACGGCGGCATGTATCAGCAGATGCTTATGATGCAGCAGCAGATGATGAATCTGGCTCAGATGGTGGACGAGGACAGAGGCACAAACCTTGCCGACCAGATAGCTGCAGGCATCAATGGCCAGCCTGCACCTGCTCTCATAGAGGGCAACATGGGCAAGAAGGTAGGCGAGACCGAGGCTCTCGGAGGAGAAGAGAAGGCCGAGGCTACCAACACCAAGAAAGCAAGGCAGAGAGTGGCTGACTCCACCTCACCGACTTAAGGAGGCGCAGGATGACACAGGCTACATTCTCAACCAATAAGAAGGCCGGGAGCATAACGCTCAAGGTCTCAGGGCATGCAGGAGCTGCAGAGCATGGCAAGGACATTATCTGCGCTGCAGCATCCATCCTGACATACACACTGGCTCAGGCAGTCACCTTCATGCACAAGGAGGGCAAGCTCCACAAAAAGCCCAACATCCGCATGAAGGAGGCTGAGGGCGAGGCAGTCATCACTGTCAAGCCCAAGGAGGAGTGGTATGGAGAGGCGCTGCATGCATACTTCGTAACTCAGGTGGGATACCACCTACTCAGCCACAACTATCCTGAGTATGTGGCACTCAATTCTTTCAGTGATAAGGCATAAGCCATCACATATACTACGGACTCGTCCACCTTACGGACAGGAGGAATACCATGAGCGAATACATTAACCTGAAGCTCCAGCTCTTTGCCGAAGGCGGTGGAGACGGTGGCACAGGAGCAGAAGGTACACAGGGCGTAACCGAGGCAGCCGCCTTGCCTCAGACTAAGGGCGTAAAAAACAATCCTCTTGCAAATGTCAAGTATGGCATTCAGGAGGAAGCGACTCCTGCCGCCGGGGATGTCAAGCAGCCTGCTACACCAGACCGCAATGCCGAGTTTGAGAAGCTCATCAAGGGCGAGTACAAGGACCTGTACGATGCCAGAGTGCAGGACACCATCCGCAAGAGACTCAAAGCCAACGAGGACACTGTTAACCGGTACAATGCCCTCTCTCCCACGCTGGAGCTCTTGGCCAATAAGTATGGTGTCAAGTCCGATGATATTGAAGCTCTCAACAAGGCCATCGAAGAGGATGACTCCTACTTCGAGGATGAGGCCATGGAAAAAGGCATGTCGGTGCAGCAGCTCAAGGAAATGCGCAAGATGGAGAGGGAAAATGCCGAGCTCAAACGGCAGATGAGCGAGAAGGAGACCAAGGAGCAGGCCTCCAAGCTCTACGCTTCCTGGATGCAGCAGGCAGAGGATGCAAGGAAAGTGTATCCCACCTTCGACATCAAAGCTGAGATGAGCAATCCTGAATTCGTCAAGCTCCTGAAGAGCAATGTTGATGTCAGGACTGCCTACGAGGTGCTGCACAAGGATGAGATAATCCCTGCAGCCATGCAGTTTACTGCAAGGACCGTAGAGCAGAAACTGGCAAACAAGATTATGGCAGGCAGCTCAAGACCGAATGAGAACGGCATGAAGTCTCAGAGCGCAGCGGTCATCAAGAGCGATGTGTCACAGCTCTCCAAAGCGGATCGTGCAGAAATCATCCGCAGAGTACAAAGAGGAGAGAAAATCAGATTCTGATGCTGATTTAATCTCCTTCCACCAACATCAAAAACAAAAAAAGATAAGGAGATTAAAAACATGAATTACATTAACCTTCAGCTGTTCGCAGCAACTGTGCAGACCACTCTGCTTGATGGTCTGTCCCCTGAGATGAAGACCTTCTACGATATGACTCTTATCGATGAAGCTCAGGCAAATCTCGTTCACCACCAGTTCGGCCAGAAGCGCCCCATCCCTGCAAACGGCGGCAAGACCATCGAGTTCCGCAAGTTTGCCCCTCTCGCTAAGGCCCTGACTCCCCTCACCGAGGGCGTAACTCCTGACGGCAAGAGCCTGACCGTCACTGCCATCACCGCTACTGTATCCCAGTACGGCGACTACATCACTCAGTCCGATGTCCTGGAGCTGACTGCTCTCGACAACACCGTCCTTGAGGCCACCAAGCTGCTTGGCAGACAGGGCGGCGCTACTCTGGACACTGTTGTCCGCAATGTTATGCAGTCTGGTACCAATGTCACCTACTGCCCCAAGGTAGGTGCTGACGGTGCTACCACTGCTGTCACCTCTCGTGACGCACTGGATGATACCTGCCAGCTGACCGTAGATGTCATCAAGCAGGTCGTGGCAAAGCTGAGAGCTCAGAATGCTCCCACCATCGGCGGCAAGTATGTTGCCATCGTCCATCCCTATGTGGCCTATGACCTGAAGAGCGATCCCAAGTGGATCGAAGCTCACCAGTACGCCAAGCCTGAAAACCTCTATGAGGGTGAAATCGGTGAGCTCGGCGGTGTCAGATTCGTGGAGACCACTGAGGCCAAGATTTACGAGGGCGGCGTATTCGGTACTCTCGTCTTCGGTGAAGGCGCATACGGTGTTACCGAGGTCACCGGCGGCGGCATGCAGACCATCGTCAAGCAGAAGGGCAGCGCAGGTACTGCCGATCCTCTGGACCAGAGAAGCTCCGTGGGCTGGAAGGCTATGCTGACTGCAGAGCTGCTCATCCCCAACTACCTCGTGCGTGTTGAGAGCAAGTCCGCAGCATTCTCTGCTACCGCAGCAGTTAACTAATCCAATGGGGGGAGGGTAACTCCCTCCCCTGAATCTTTGTAGGAGGTAACTATCATG